CACCATTTAAATCTATCCCAGTTATGGGTACTAATCTTACATACGGTAATTTAAATATTACATTTATATGTGATGAGTTTTTAGAAAATTATAAAGAACTACACGACTGGTTAATTGCAATAGGCTTTCCAAAAAGTAGAGAACAGTTTAGAAACTTTCGTGCAACAACATCTAATACACCAACTGGAACAAACGCAGTACCAAGAACAGATGCTGGTGCAGTTGGAAGAACAACCAGTGATAGGTCTATGTTTTCTGATGCAACATTAACAATCCTTTCAAATAAAAACAATCCAATCGTAGAAGTGCGTTTTGCAGATTTATATCCTACATCAATCAGTTCTTTAGAATTTAATCAAGGTGCAACTGATGTTGAATATTTAACTGTTCAAGCAACCTTTACATATAAACTATACGAAATCCATGCACTATAAATAATACAAAGGATATATTATGACACTCGAAGAATTGAAGATGGAAGTTTATCTTTCATTAAAAGTAAATGATGAAAGACTTGACACAGAAGCTCTCAAGAACCAAGAACTCTACGCAAAATATCTAGACCATAAATCACGATTTGAATTACTCTTACACAAAGCAAAGGGTGATTACAAAAAGATGTATCGTGAGAAATGGGAATACTATGGTGGTAAGGCTGATGCAAAAGTCTATGTTACTAAACCATTTGACCTCAAAGTATTAAAAAGTGATTTAAGTGTTTACATAGAATCAGATGATGATATTATACAATGTGAACATAAAGTAGCATATCTTGAAACAGTTGTCAAGTATATTGATGGTGTTCTCAGGTCAATCAATAGTCGTGGGTGGGATATTAAGAACGCAATAGATTGGAAAAAGTTTGAAGCTGGAATGATGTAATGAGAGAATGGATTGGATATTACAAAGATATATTGTCAGATGAATTATCATCAAATCTTGCATTAAATTCTAAGGGTTGGAAACAATCGACTTTTGCAAATGAAAAGGGTAATATTGGTTCAGAGGGTAGTTTGAAAAGAGTTGTAATGGACGAAACATATGTCAAAGAAAACATGACTTACTGGGTTGATTTAATTAATGCAACAAGAAAAGTAGTAAGTCTATATCAAAAAAAACACCCATACATGAAATACTTTAATCCAAATAGAACAACAGATTTTAAGATAAACAAATATGGTAAAGGTGGGTTTATGTCTGAACACGCAGACAATATTCATCATAGTCATGGACAACAATATGGCTATCCATCAGCATCACTTTTGTTTTTTCTTAATGATGGGTATAGAGGAGGAGAGATAGTAATTGCAGATAAGGTTTATACACCTAAGAGAAACTCTGCGATTATATTTCCAGCTAACTTTATGTTTCCACATCATGTAAATAAAATAGAATTTGGTACAAGGTACAGTATAATAACATGGCTCATGTAATTATATCCAAAGTAAACGAAGTTCACCTTAAGGTAGAAACAGAACCAAGTATCGCAAGAGAACTTGCAGATTACTTTACCTTTGAAGTACCAGGCCATAAGTTTATGCCTGCATATCGTAATAAGATATGGGACGGAAAGATACGATTGTTTTCTACTGCAACTGGTAGAATATATGTTGGACTACTAGGATATATTAAAAAGTTCTGTGATAGAAATGACATACAAATAAATATAGATGAAGGAGTTGAAGATGTTAAAGAAATTGGTAGAAAAGTTGTGGAGGGATTTGTCAAATCTCTTAAACCCAAATCCAAAGGTAAATCCATTAAGTTGCGTGATTACCAAATTGATGCTATCGAGTATGCTCTTAAGTCACATAGGGCTTTACTTGTTTCTCCTACTGCTTCAGGTAAATCGTTAATCATATATTCTCTAGTTCGTTATTATAAGATGATGGAACTAAAAACTTTGATATTAGTTCCTACTACTTCTTTAGTAGAACAGATGTATTCTGACTTTGAAGATTATGGGTGGAGTTCTGGAACATACTGTCAAAAGATTTATCAGGGACACGAAAAGAAAGTTGAGAAAGATGTAGTGATATCAACTTGGCAATCTATTTACAAGATGCCTAAGAAATACTTTGAACAGTTTGGGTGCGTAATCGGTGATGAAGCTCATCTGTTTAAATCTAAATCACTTACAAACATAATGACAAAATTACATTTATGTAAATACAGGTTTGGATTGACTGGTACATTAGATGGAACACAAACACATAGATTAGTTCTAGAAGGTTTGTTTGGTGAGGTAGAAAAGGTTGTTACAACAAAAGAATTGATAGACAACAAGACACTTGCAAATCTAAACATAGAATGCATTGTATTAAAACATAAAGAAGAAGATTGTAAATTAGTAAAGGATTATACATATGCAGAAGAAATCAATCATTTGGTATTACAGCCTAATAGGAATAATTTTATTAGTCGCTTATGCAATTCACTAGAAGGTAATACACTTTGTCTATACCAACTAGTAGAGAAACATGGTAATAAACTTTTTGAGTTAATGAAAGACTTTGATAGAAAAGTATTCTTTATACATGGTGGTACAGATGCTAAAACTAGAAACGATATAAGAGGAATAGTAGAAAAAGAAAATAATGCAATCATTATCGCAAGTTATGGTACGTTTAGTACTGGTATTAATATTAGGAACATTAACAATGTCGTGTTCAGTTCACCTTCAAAGAGTAGAATTAGAGTTCTCCAGTCAATCGGTAGGGGACTCCGTACAAGTGCAACTAAAGATTCCATTAGGTTGTTCGACTTGTCAGACGACTTATCGTATAAAAGTAAGATGAACTTTACTTTAAACCACTTTAATGAAAGACTAAATATCTATAACGAAGAACAATTCAACTATAAAATTGATAGGATTAAGCTATGAGTAGTTATCAAATAATCAAATTAAAGAACGGAGAAGACTTAATTTGTAATGTGTTAGATAATGAAAATGGTAGACTAAAAGTTTCATCACCATTAAAGATGGAAACTGTCAATCGTTTATCTAAAAAAGGATTAACTGAGTCTTTGGCTTTAACAAGATGGATACAACCGTATTCTGATGAAGAACATTACTTTATAGAATCTAACTCAATAATTATAATGACACCAGCATCAGTTGGTATGACAAAATATTATCAATATGTATTAAAGAGTTATGATGGATTAGTATTAAAAAATGCTAAAGAAGAAACAGTAGAAAAGATAAGAAGTGAAAAACAAAAGAGTAGTAAATTAGAAATAGATGATGATATGGTAGAATCAGATTTAAGAGATTATCTTTATACCGATAAGAAGACAATCCATTAGTATATATTCCACCCTACCTCAATGCTTAGTTTAACCATGTTTTGTTAATCTGTCAAGTAAAAAAAATAATAAAATAATATTTGACAAGTATGCAGTTTTCTAGTATTATAGTATTAATTGCGAAAGGTAAATAAATGGCAAAAAGAAAAAGTACAGCTGCACACTATGTAGATAATAAAGTATTTCTACAGGCTATGAAGGAATGGAAAGAACAGTGTGAGGAAGCATTACAGACAGGTGAAGAAAAACCAAGAGTATCAAATTACATAGGTGAATGTTTTTTAAAGATTGCAAATGGTCTTTCTCATAAACCTAACTTTATGAACTATACATTTAAAGATGATATGGTTTCTGATGGTATAGAGAATTGTCTACAATATATACACAACTTTAATCCAGAGAAATCGAAGAATCCATTTGCTTATTTTACACAAATAATATACTATGCGTTTATACGAAGAATACAAAGAGAAAAGAAACAAACTCATGTGAAACATAGATTGATTGAGAAAGTAGATTACAGAGCCTTTGTAACTATGGAAGGAGATGAAAATTCTTATAGTGTTAGTGGTTTTGACCCAACGATTATGTTACCAGATGAAGCAGTATATAAACCGAAGAAGAAAGTCAAAGTAGACAAACCTTCTGGACTAGAAAATTTTATGGAAGAAAAGAGTGAAGATAGCGATAATAACTGATACACACTTCGGTGCAAGAAACGATAGTATACAGTATGATGAATATTTCTACCAGTTTTATGAGGGATTGTTTTTTCCTTATCTACAGAAACATAACATTAAAACTGTTATACATCTGGGAGATGTATTAGATAGACGTAAGTTTGTGTCCTATCGTATTGCAAAGAACTTCAGAGAAAGATTTATATTACCATTTCAAGCTTTAGATATAGAACTACACGCATTGGTTGGTAATCACGATATCTTTTACAAAAATACAAATGATGTAAACTCATTACAAGAACTTATTAACGATAGATATAAAAAGATACATTTATATCCAGAGGCACAAGAAGTAACCTTTGATGGATTACCTATATTGTTTATGCCTTGGATTAATAGTCAGAACTATATCTATTCAATGGGTATGATTGATGAAACTAAAGCTCAGATATGTATGGGTCATTTGGATATTAATGGTTTCAAGATGAATAAGACTTCGATTATGTCTGAACATGGATATGATAAAACTACATTTAGAAAGTTTGATACAGTAATGAGTGGACACTTTCATCACAAGTCAGATGATGGACAAATATTTTATTTGGGAACACCTTATGAAATATACTGGAATGATTATGATGACCCAAAAGGTTTTCATATATTTGATACTGAAACAAGACAGCTTGAAAGGGTAATAAATCCCTTGACAATCTTTGATAAAATATACTATGATGATACTACAACAAATTATGAAAATGTAAATGTTGAACAATACAAAAATAAATTCATTAAAGTTGTGGTTGTAAACAAAAAAGACTTATATCAGTTTGATAGATTTATTGATAAGTTATTAAAAGTTGATACACATGAAGTGAAGATTATAGAAGACTTTACTGATTTAGATGCGAACAGTGTTTCTGATGATATTGTTGAAAATTCAGAAGATACTATTACATTATTAAATAAGTATGTGGACGAGTTACCAGTTGACTTAAATAAAAATAGATTGAAGAACGAAGTAAGAACTTTATATACGGAAGCTCAAGACTTAGATATATGATAATATTCAAATCGGTGAAGTGGAAGAACTTGCTTTCGACAGGTAATTCTTTTACTACAATTTTTTTAGATAAACAACCTACAACTTTGATTGTGGGTGATAATGGCTCTGGTAAATCTACCATACTAGATGCGTTGACCTTTGTGTTATTCAATAAACCATTTCGTATTGTTAAGAAAGCACAACTCGTAAACTCTGTAAACAATTCAGAAACAGTTGTAGAAGTAGAGTTTGAGATTGGTACAAGAAAATACAGAGTAATGCGTGGTATCAAACCTAATAAGTTTGAAATTTATTGTAATGATAAAATGGTAAACCAAGATGCAAGCTCTAGAGATTATCAGAAGTACCTAGAACAAAATATCCTTAAACTAAACTATCGAAGTTTTACACAAGTAGTGATACTTGGTAATGCGTCATTCATTCCATTTATGCAGTTGAAGTCTGTACACAGAAGAGAGGTGGTTGAGGAGATATTAGATATAAAGATATTCTCATTGATGAATATGTTAGTCAAAAATCAAATCAAAGATGTAACAGATGAACTAAGAGATATAGATTACAACAAAGAACTTACAGAAGAAAAGATAGGTCTACAAGGTAAATATATCGAAGACCTTAAGAAAAACAAAGATAAGATTATTAGAGATAAGTTGTCAAAGATAGATGACAATCAAGATATTATAGATGTCAAAGTAAAAGATAGAGAAACTCTCAAGACAGAAAATGAAATGTTATTACAAGACATAGCTGATAGAATAGAAGTAGAAGATAAACTTGTAAAGTTAAATGATATTAAATCAACACTTGTAGAAAAACACAAACAACATTCTAAGAAGATAGACTTTTACAAAAACAATGATGAGTGTCCAGAGTGTAAACAGAATATTGATAAAGATTTCAAAGAGAATATGATAACAGAAAAAAATAAAGATGTTGATACGATTGTCAAAGGTATAAAACAACTTAAGATTGAACTAGACGAAAAAACAAAAAGGTCAAAGACAATCAAAGGTGTCACAACTAAGATAAGAGAAAATGATGTAAAGGTTGCAAGACTACACAGCTCTATAACAGAACTAGAGAAGTTTAATACACAATTAGAAACAGAGATGAAATCATTTCAAGAGGGTGGTGTAGGACAATCTGATGAAGATAAACTCAAAGAACTAAAAGAAAACTTAGATAAGATATCTGAACAAAGACACAAACTGCGTGAGGATAAATTATACCTAGAAGCATCTAAAGCTATGTTACAAGATAGTGGTATCAAAACAAAGATAATCAAACAGTATCTACCAATTATGAATAAGTTGATAAACACATATTTGACATCTATGGAGTTTTATGTTAACTTTACATTAAATGAAAACTTTGAAGAAACCATCAAGTCAAGGTATAGAGATGAATTTACCTACGCATCATTCAGTGAAGGTGAAAAGATGAGAATAGACCTTGCACTATTATTTACTTGGAGAGCTATCGCAAAGATGAAGAACTCTACAAATACTAATCTATTAATATTAGATGAGATATTCGATAGTAGTTTAGACGGAACAGGAACAGATGAGTTTCTTAAGATATTAAACACCTTGTCAAAAGAGAATGTATTTGTTATAAGTCATAAAGGTGATACATTGTTTGATAAGT